CAAAAAGTAAATGTGGCTACGCTAAAGACAAACGAAACCAACCCGCGTTATATTAAAGACAGCAAGTTTAAGAAGCTGGTAAAGTCAATTAAGGAGTTTCCTGAAATGATGGAAAAGCGACCTATTGTAGTTGATGAAGAAATGACCATACTTGGCGGTAATATGCGTTATGAAGCTGCCAAAGCTGCTGGCTTATTTGAGGTATGGATTGATGTCGCTGAAGGCTGGACTGAGGAAAAAAAGCGCGAGTTCATTGTCAAAGATAATGTAGGCTTTGGTGAATGGGATTGGGATATTTTAGGAAATGACTGGGATAATGAAACGCTTACCGAATGGGGTTTAGATGTTTGGAATCCTGACGATGAGGTGGACTACTCAATTCTTGATGATGAGGATTTTGGTTCTGAACTTGAAGATTTACAAAACGGAGTTAAAAAAGCTATACAGATACCTTTTGAACTTGAACATTATGAGGAAGCCTTTGAATTAGTTAAGTATTGGCGAGAAAAAAAAGGTTATGTAGGAATGATGTTAATTGAAAAACTTAAATACGAAAAAGACCAACATGAAAAGAATTGATTTAGTACAACTTGAACACGATGTAAAAATTGGTGATGTATGTGGCGATATAGAGCCTAATGTTACCGAGGACAGTATCTTTTACTTTGATGGAGAACCAATAGGGTTTTATATTGCAGACCTTTCAAAAAACTTTCCTAAAGCTGCACAGCTTGCTGATATAGCAGACAAAGAACTAAGAAGCAAAAACGTGCCTAAAAGCGTTATGAAGCGTTCTTCAGGTTTTGGTGACGGTAATTCAGATAAAGAGGTATTGCAGTATTCTACTATTATTGGAAGCGTACCGCCTAAACCACATATGCGCAGACCTTATGCCACTATAAGTAGCGTTCACAATGTTAAAACGGCTAAAACGTTCATAAAGGCTATGATGATGCTATGCCTTGAAAGCGAAAATATAATTAAGCAGCTTACACCAAATTTATACGAACAGCAAAAAAAAGCCATTGAGGAAAACGTGCCTAAAAAATGGCGTTTTGGCAACTTGTTTACTAGCAGTATTTCAAACTACAATATACCCGCAGCTTTTCATAGAGATAATGCTAATATAGAAGGGTGTGCGAATGTGATTATAGCAAAAAGAAAAAACAGTACAGGAGGTCATACAACCGTGCCTGATTATGGAGCAACAGTAAATAGCGCAGATAACTCTATGTTGGTTTATCCAGCTTGGCGAAATGTTCACGGCGTTACACCAATTATTCCAACGTATGAAGGCGGATATAGAAATACATTAGTTTTCTATCCCTTAAAGAGTTTCAAAGGGTTAGATTAAAAAAATCAAAAAAAACTTTAAAAAACTTTTGCAGAATAAAAAAAAATTTTAATTTAGCTGGTGTAAAACAATAACAACTAAAACAAATTATTATGAATTACACAGTACACAATTTAGAAGCACCAGCAGTATTAGAAGCTAAAAGTTTATCATTATGCTGGGAAGCCTACGCAGAATCTGCAGCGCGCGAAGATATTATGGAGATAGGTTTTAATGACCAAAGTGGTTATGTTTATATAGCCTTAGAAAATGGTATTACTATTTGCAGCAAATTTGGTCAAGAAGTAGAATACCTTACAGTTAATTATGATACTGGCGAAGAACAGTTTTGGAGTGAATATGATTTAGCATATTGCTTTTAATTAAAACCCAATTTTTAAAGGCGGTTTATATAGCTGCTTTTTTTGTATAATTTTGTGATATGGCGAATAAACAAAATGTTACATTAAAAAAGGCTATGTTGGTTGCGCTTGAAAAATCATTAGGCGTGGTTACTACTGCTGCTAATAGTGTTGGAATAACTCGCAAAACACATTACGATTGGTTGAAGAACGATGAGCAGTATGCAGCAGAGGTTCAAGACTTAGAAAACAGGGTTTTGGACTTTGCAGAAAGCCAGCTACACAAACAAATAAACGAAGGGAATACAACAGCAACTATATTCCTATTAAAAACAAAAGGGAAAAAACGTGGTTACGTTGAACGCCAAGAAATTATGCATGAAGGCGCAGTAACCAGTACATTAGTTGAATGGAAACCAGCCGAAGAAGAAAAGTAGAACAGCTTTGCAATAGACAGTTTTACGATTTACTTAACAGCGACAAAAGATTTAGAGTACATCAAGGCGGTACGCGTAGTGGTAAAACCTATGCGATTTGTCAATACCTGACTTATCTTTTAACTGCTTCAGAAAAGCCACTTACCATTTCAATTATACGTAAAACGCTACCAGCCTTAAAAGGTTCGGTTTACCGTGACTTCGTAAACATATTAGAGCAAACAGGCTTATACTATTTAGGTGTTCACAATAAGGCTGAAAACACGTTTAGATATAATGACCACTTGGTTGAGTTTTTGAGCGTAGATGAACCGCAAAAGATTCGTGGGCGTAAACGTAACATAGCTTTTTTAAACGAGGCGAATGAATTAACGATTGAGGATTTTCGCCAAATTAATATGCGTACTACGGATTACGTTATTCTTGACTTTAACCCTTCAGACCCTATACACTGGATTTATGACGATGTGATACCAAGAGACGATTGTGATTCTTGGATTACTACTTACCGCGACAACAAGTTTCTTAGCAAAGAGTTGGTGTTTGAGATTGAGCGTATGCGCGAACGCGACCCTGACTATTGGCGCGTTTATGGTGAAGGGCAAAAGGCTGTATTTAGTGCAAGGCAAATATTTAACAACTGGCAATTTATACCGCGTTCTGAATTTCCTGAATTTGAAGAAACGGTACTTGGCATTGACTTTGGATATAGCAATGATGAACTTGCTATTATTGAGGTGGCTAAAGTAAACGACAAGCTGTATCTACATGAACTTTGCTATTCTAAGGGAATGACTAACCAAGATATAGCGAACTTTTTAAAAGACCGAGAATTAGATAGCGTGCTTGGGTTTGCTGATTCCGCAGAACCTAAAAGTATTGAAGAACTGCGTAGGCTTGGTTGCATGATAAAACCAGCCATAAAAGGTCAGGGAAGTATAAACGCAGGTATTAGTTTAATTAAAGAGTTTGATATTATAGCAAGTAAGGAAAGTACCAACTTAGCAAAGGAATACGCGTCCTATTATTGGACTGAACTCAAAGATGGAACTATAATAAATAAACCCATCGACCGAAATAACCATTTGATGGACTGTTTGCGTTATGCAGTTTACTCGCAATATAGTAAACGCAATGATTTCTTTGTAATATAATTTTTTTATGAAAACTTTAAATTCTTTGAGTGGCGGTAAAACAAGTTCTTATATAGCTGCAAATTATCCAGCACATTACGATGTTTTTGCTTTGGTCAGAATTGAACACGAAGCATCGAAGTTTCCTGATGCTAAGATTCGCCAAGAAGTAGAAGATAGAATACAAGCACCGTTCGTGGCGACAGCAGAAGATGATACCATAATTTATACTATGCTTGACCTTGAACAGTATATAGGTCGTAAGATAACTTGGGTTACAGGAAAAACGTTTGATGATGTAATCACTAGAGGTAAAGATGCAAAAGTGCGTTTACCAAATATGATGCACAGGTTTTGCACAGTTGAAATGAAAATAGAACCGATTTTCAATTTTTGGTTGGAGCATATAAACGAGGTTGTTGAAACTAGAATAGGTTTTAGAGCAAACGAAACAAGACGTGCCAAAAATATGATTGAAAGGACTGAAAATGATGGGGGTATAATGAAGTTTAAAACCATCGTAGGTCAATCTGTAAATGGACGAAATAAATGGAAAAATATACCATACCAAATCCCAGTATTCCCACTGATAAAAGATAATATTTACAAAGATAGCATTGAAAGTTATTGGAAAAATAAACCAGTTCGTTTTGCTTATATGAATAATTGTGTTGGGTGTTTTCATAAAGTCCCTTTGCTTATAAAAAAGATGTACGAAAAACACCCGAATAAGTTAGATTGGTTTAATGAAAAAGAAAAGTTAGCAATGCAGTCCTATAAAAGTAATAAATGGATTAAGGACGTAACTTATGATGAGATAAAAAATTGGAACTCCCAATTTGAATTATTTGACGATGACTTTAACGAATGCGATTCAGGTTACTGTGGTGTATAATAAGGTTTCCTATCTTTTTGTATTTTTGAATAAAATTTATTTTTAATGGCGTCATTTTTCGATAGGGTTCGTAATGCACTTACAAAAAACGCACAACAATCTGCCCAAGAATATAATAGAGCGATATATAATTGGTTAGGCGAAAGCATACTTTGGAACAGAGAAACCGATGATACGTATATAAAAGAAGGCTACCAGAAGAACGCCACGATATATTCGTTAATCAATATCATAACCAAAGCAGCCACAACCATTCCTTTTCAGGTTTACGAAAAGACAAACGATGCTGATTATAAGCGTTATAAGTCTTTGACAAGCGGTACTTTGGATAGTAGCGCATTATACAAAGCAGACTTACTGCGCAAGCGTTCACTTGTTGAATTAGAAGATACGCCATTACACGAACTTTTAGAGATGCCTAACGCTACGCAGTCTTATGCTTCGTGGCTTACAGAACTTATTGCCTTTAGAAAATTAACAGGTAACGGTTATATTTATGGTATTGCACCTGAAACAGGAATATCTGCTGGCAAGTACAAAGAACTTTATGTAATGCCTTCGCAAATTATGGAGATAATTAGCGGTGGTATGATGGCTCCAGTAAAAGAGTACACGATTGAATATAACGGTACGCATAGAATACCAGCAGAATTTATTTGCCATATTAAAGACTTCAACCCTTATGTAGATGGAACAGGGTCGCATCTTTACGGTCAATCACCGCTTCAAGCTGGACTTCGTGCAATGACTACAAATAACGAAGCTGTTATAACAGGCGTTAAGTATTTACAAAACCAAACTGCTCGTGGTATTCTAATGAGCGAAGAAGGCGATATTAACGAAGTACAAGCGCAGCAGCTTAAAGATAAATTTAGACAACAACACCAAGGCTCGCAAAACGCTGGTGATATGCTGATAACGCCTAAAAAGCTATCTTATTTGAACTTTGGTTTATCTGCTGCTGACCTTTCGCTTATTGAGCAGTACAATGCTTCTATAAAAGACCTTTGTAATATTTACGGTGTACCAGTACAGCTATTAAACAATACCGATTCTTCTACGTATAACAATATGAAAGAAGCTAAAAAGGCATTGTATCAAAACGCTGTTATTCCTGAACTGCTAAAAATCAAAGACGAACTTAACAGATGGCTTGCACCGCAGTTTGGCGATAAGATTTGCATTGAGTTTGACTTTACTGCTATTCCTGAACTACAAGAGGAAACAGAAAAGGTAGTAGACCAGCTTTCTAAGGCTTGGTGGATTACGCCTAACGAAAAGCGTGAAATGATGTCTTACGGAATGGACGAAGAAAGCCCAGCTTTAAATGATTACTACATTCCAGCTAACCTTGTGCCTGTAAACAACGTAGAGTTGCCTGAAATGCCGATGGCTGAACCGCCAGCAGAAGAACCAAGCCAAGAAGAAATAAAACGTCAGGTGATTGAATTACTGACAAAAGAAAGCTATACCGATTACCCACAGTCTGCAAGCAACAACGCAAAGCGTATGTTAGAATGGCGCGAAAAATACGGACGTGATGAAGTGCGTGGTGGTACTGAAGTAGGGTGGCAAAGAGCAAACCAATTAGCAAAACGTGAACCGCTTTCAGTTGAAACCATTGCACGCATGGCGCAGTTTAACCGCCATAGAGAAAACGCAACGGTGGCTGAAGAATATAAAGATACCCCTTGGAAAGATAACGGCTATGTAGCTTGGAATTTATGGGGTGGCACAAGCGGAGTTGATTGGGCAATAAAGAAGATGGAAAAACTTCGTAATGAGTAATTATGCCATTACCAACCCCAAGAGCAAACGAATCTGAAAGCAACTTTGTTAGTAGGTGCGATATAGACCCTACAATGGTAGCGGAGTTTCCTGACGATGTACAACGCATTGCCGTTTGCTATTCACTATACGAAGGCGAAACCCAAAAGCTAAATACAGAAAGCACAGTTGCCGATATGCGCAACAAGTGGGAAACGCAGCTTAATAAAGCAGAGCGTGAAAACGTGCGTGATGTTTACGCACTTTACCGCAACGAATACCGAAAGGCTATACCTAACGCCTCTGAAAACTTACCTATTGAAGAAGCAGCCATATTTAAAGGCGATGACTTAACTGCTATGCTGGTAAAGCTATACCGCACTATTGGCTTACAGTTTGCGTTATGGTATTACAAAGAATTTAGAAACTTCTTACCTAAAGCTGCGCCAAACTTGGATTTATTAAGCGAACAATGGGCTGCTGACTTTGAAAACTTTGGTAGAAGATACGCAGCGCAGCAAATAGTATTATTGCGTGGTACTGCATTGACTACGTTAAAACGAGTTACGCGCCAGCTATTCTTAGATGAAGCGTTTCAAACTGCTGGGCAAGTTGAGCGTGCAAGAATTTTACAAAGTAGGTTTGATAAGTTAAGTTATATGCAAGCCGAACGTATTGTACGTACAGAGGCAACCACAGCAGCTAACTATTCAATACAACGCAGCGCATTAACAGTTTACGCCAAAGAGCAGCTAAAAAAGCGTTGGATTACTTCAATGGACGGGCGCGAACGTGATTGGCACGGCGCAGCAAATGGGCAAGAGGTAAACATGGACGCTACCTTTACGGTGGGCGGTGAAAGTTTAGAGCGAGCCGGTATGGGAAGCGCACGAAACCGCATAAACTGCCGATGCGTTACGATGCCTATACCGCAGAAAAATCCACTTGACTTTTAAGTTAAATTTTTTATATAATTTTGAAAAAAATACAGTATGGAGTTTTTATATAAAGCAGCACCACTACAAGAACTAATGGATGCCGATGCCGATAGAGGTATTGTAAAGGGCTATGGTTCTTACTTTGACAATAAGGATAGCGACAATGATATTATCCGAAAAGGTGCTTATACAAAAACCATAAAAGAAAACGGAGAGCGCGTAAAATACCTATACCAGCACAATATGATGCAGCCGATAGGTAAGATGAGCGAACTCTATGAAGATGACAAAGGGCTTGTGTTCGTAGCTGAAATACCAAAAACAACTTTGGGTAAAGACGTTATTGAACTTATGAAAGCTGGAGTTATCACCGAAAACAGCGTGGGTATTTTGCCAGTAGTTAAAGAGAACAAAGGCGATTACCGCGAGATAAAAGAAGTTAAGCTGTACGAGATTAGTGCCGTTACATTAGCTGCTAACGACCAAGCAAAGATTATGGACGTTAAAAGCCAGCAGAACTTAGACCAACTGTACAAGCGATACGATAACATTGCTAAACTCATTCGCAAGGGTGAAATTAGCGATGAACTTGGTTATGCATTAGAAGCTGAAATATTAAAGCTGAAGTCTTTATTCGTTAGTATCACAGAGCCGGTTGAAGAAACCACTTTGCCGATAGAAGAAAAGAAAGAGGCGATAGATGTTTATAGCTACTTACTTAATACTTTAAAATAATTTAATTTTCAAAATGGAAGAAAACGTAAAACAACAGCTTGACCAACTTGGCAACCTAATCGATGCTAAGATTGAAAAAGCTAACGGACAAGTCCTTGAGAACGCTAAAGGAGAAATCGATAGCGTACTTAAAGGCGAATTAGACAACCTTACCAAGTCATTCAATGAGCGTGTAGATGCTATTGAAATGCAAAACAAAAAGAACCTTGAGGCTTCACAAGCTAAAAAGTCTTTCAAAAGCCAACTTATCGAGGTTATCAAAAATGGTGCTTTAGATGGAATGGTAAAAGGACATTCTCGTTCTGCTTCATTCGAAATTAAAGCTGACATGACTACTGCTGCTGATTTCACAGGCGAAGTTATTCCAGCCGACAGAGTAGCTGGTTACAAATATGACCCAGCTCGTTCAGTACACGTTCGCCAAATCATTCCTAACGGTACAACTTCTTCTGACGTTGTTCGTTTCGTGAAAGAAAGCGGATATGCTGATGGTTCTGCTGCTAAAGCAGAAGGTGCTACTTTAGGACAGTCTGATTTTGATTTGACTGCTGTTGATGCTAACGTACAGAAAATTGGTGCTTACTTCCGCGTTTCTGAAGAAATGTTAGCTGATACGCCAGCTATTTCATCTTACATTTCAACTCGTGCTGCTGAAAAGCTAATGACTGAAGAAGATGCTCAAATCCTTAACGGAAACGGAAGTGCGCCTAACCTTTCAGGTATTGTTACAGATGCTGCTGACTTTGATACTTCTTCAGGAGGTTCATTCTACCAGTCAGTTGAAGCTGCTAACGAATTTGATGTATTAGTTGCTGCCCTTAACCAATTAGCGTTAAGCGAGTATCAAGCTAACTACATTATGTTACACCCAACTGATTTCCACAAAATCCTATTGTTAAAAGATACACAGAACAACTACCTTAAAGACCAAGTTTACGCTGGACTTCAGCCAAACTTTATGGGAGTTCCTGTTATCATTAACACAGCGATTACTGCTGGAACATTCCTACTAGGAAACTTCGGTGTAGGTACTCAACTTTGGACTCGTGATAACTTGTCAGTTGAGTTCTTCAGAGAAGATGGAACTAACGTACGTGATGGATTCGTTACTGCGGTTGTTAAAGAGCGTATCGCCCTTACTAACTACCTACCTAACGCATTCGTTAATGGTACATTCTCTACTGCTAAAACTGCATTAGAAACTCCATAAGACTAACACTTAGTTAGATTTAAAAGCCCTGCCTAACGGTGGGGTTTTTTTATGCTCAAGAAAAAAATTTAAAAAAAACTTTGTTTTTCTTTTGTAGATTAAAAATTATTTTTAATTTAGCTGATGTAAAACAATAACAAACAAACTAAAAACTTAAAACGATGAAAAATTTATTTATTCAATCAGCAGTAAACCAAAAAGGAGAAACATTTTTAGAAGTAGGTTTTGAAGATGGACAATTTACTTCTATTCCAACCGAGTTTAATTCGTTTGGACAAAACATTAGTATTGATATTATTAAAAAAGATTTTTTGAAAATTCAAGTTGCGTGGAATGTAGGATTACAACAGGTAAAAGAAGCTTTAAATAATCAATTCCAAGGCGAAAGAGTTTTTGTAAATATTATTTAATTAACTCCCCCTTCGGGGGGTAATTTAAACAAGCGCGCTGAAGAAGCTAGGCGGACTGCTGACGTAACAAATTGCTCAAAAGGGTGGAAAGCCCTTACTTTTAAAACAAACTATGTATTACGTTATTAAATTAGACAACGCCACAACGCTTTACTTCTTTACTTTTAAAGAGTTCGTGGCTTACAAAAAAGCAAACAAAATTTACCCTTATGGATTCACAGAAAAACAAAATGGACAAGCTGATTAATGCGCTTGGTATAGCTACCAACATAGGATTAGCAATTATAGTATTAGCAATGGCGTTTTTATTTGTCTATAACATTGTACGGTTATGAATGAACTATTTGACCAAATACGCCTTATTGAAGAATACGCAGACGTTCAAGAAGACCATTACTTGCAGCTACGCATAGAACGAGTAAAACAAGCTGCTTTAAAGCTATTAGACGTGCGCGAACACATAACGATAAGACCTAATTAATATGAAAGACGAAAGCACATACAAAGCAGCCTTTTATAGCTTTATAGCTATGGCGATAACGATTGTAATTTTAGTAATTGATAACCTTTTAAAATAACAGCAATGGGAATGGATAGAGTAACAGCACGCTCAATCAAAAACAACAAAGGCGATATTGTTTCGGTTGAGTACATAGTTAAAACGCCTACGGGTGGCGAGATGACTTTTAAAGACCGTTTTAAAGCCTATGAGTGGCAAATAAGACTGGATAATCAAAAACCCGTAACTTGGTCGAACCCTAAACTTTAAATTATGAAATTGACAGAAAAGCAAGGTCATTTAATTTTGACTGGTTTATTATTGGTATTGTGGTTAAGCGATTTATTTGTAACGCCTAATTGGACAGGCGGTATTATTTCAACTTTATTGCTTATATTGCAAGGAGTAAACTTGAAGCATCTTTTTAAGAAACGTTCTTGAGTTTAGTTTAGTTTGTTTGGTTAATTCAGAAAGAGGCTACTCACACGGGTAGCCTTTTTTTGTTTAACTTTATTCGCATGACAACCGATTTCAATTACCTTGGTTGTTATGCAGAACAGGCTTTTGCCAGCGAGTGCATAAAACGAGGGTATATTGTAAGTAAACCGTTCTTAGACAGTTCGCCTTATGATTTGGTGGTAGATAACCACGTTTCATTATTTAAGGTGCAAGTAAAATATACTGCTCAAACACCAAACGAAAACGAACAGCGAAACAGCGTTCACATTTCACTTTCCAATACTAAATCACAGTACACATTAAAGGCGGTAGATTACTTTGCTATTTATACAGAATACCATAACGGATTCTTCATAATTCCAAACACAGGTAATATGCAAAGCCTACGTTTAAACGCCAACGGAAAGTACTCGGATTATTTTAATAAATTTGTTTTTAAATAGAAACACTATGAAAGTAAAAATCAAAGACCAAAAAGTTGCTGAAAGTTTCGGTAAGAAAGTAGGCGATGTAGTGGAAATTCAGGATTGGCAGATTTCCAAGTGGGTTAAAAACCAATGGGGTCAAGAGGTAGCTGACAAGCCAGCTAAGAAAGAAGAAAAAGTTGAAATTGAAACTAAAGAACTGAAAGCAGAAAAAGAAACTAAAGATGCGACAGATTAAAGTAAACAGCGTTACGGGTTCTGAAATAGTAACTGTAAGCGATGTAAAAGATTATGCGCGTATTGATACAGACGTAGATGATACACTAATTGGCAATATGATTACCCAAGCACGTATTTGGTGCGAGAATTATATTAGTCGTGATATTGTTGCAAAGAACCGTACGTATTACTTAGATACTACGCAAGGTATTTTTGACCTTCCATTTGCGCCAGTTGCTTCAATTAGCAGCGTAACGGTCAAGGGAGAAGCTGAAACTTATGAAGCAATAGGATTGGATAACGAAACTATTGAATTGGATAACGGTTATGCCGAGCGCGTTAAAGTTACTTACGTTACCACAGGTTTAGACGATGGTCTTTTACAACAAGCCATTTTACAGCTTGCTACAACGTATTACGACAACCGTGGCGAGTTTATTCTTGGAAACATTAGCGATATACCTACCAACGTAAAAAACATTCTTGCAAGCTATAAATCAATGTTCGTATAATGCACGCTGGAGAATTAAATAAACGCGTTACTATTTACCGCATCACAGGAACAGATGATGGGTACGGTGGTACGACTAAATCTAAAACCACGTTAAAGACTATATGGGCAAAGCTGGTTTATAAAGGCGGTGATGTAGATACGCAAGCTGGGCAACGTATGCAAACCACAAGCGTTGAATTAATTGTAAGGGAACTTGCTGTTACCGATGTGTTGTTTACCGATACTCTAAGCATTGGAGATGACAGTACCGAATATAACATTAACAGCATTTTAGAAACTGAACTTGACAAGCACGTAACCATTAAAGCAACAAAAGCAGAATAATGGCACGAGTAAGAGGATTTGCGCTTGCGGATATGAAAATCAACCAAAACGATATGCGTAGGTTGGAAAGTAAGCTAAAGCAGCTAAATAAGTACTCGCAGACAGGCGTAGATGAAGCCATAAAAGGTACAGCAGCTAAATCCGCAGAAATAGCAGCCAGCACAGTTGTAGTAGATATGGGGGCGTTAAAACAAAGTATTAGTTACAGCCAAAGAGGCAAAGCTGAATACGATGTATTTGCGAGTGCTAAGTATGCGCCTTACGTTGAGTTTGGTACAGGCGAGTTAGTAGATGTAAGCGATGCGGTAGAATTAGGAATACCAGCAGCTGCAATACGTTCAGAATTTCAAGGTAGAGGGTTTACAGGTCAAAAGCCAGTATTCTTAAAAAAACGTGGCTCAAGTGCTGGTGAATGGCGCATGATACAGTTTCCAATTAGTTTAGCACCAAGACCTTTCTTTTTTAGTTCTGTACGTATAGCCTATAAAATGCTTTTGCAAAAATTAGAACGCGACTTAAAAAAATTGACTTAGATGAACGATGCAATGCCATATATACGTAAAGCAATTTTAACCCGTCTTTCGGGTGCGATTACGTACAACAGCACAACAATAAATGCTTATAATACTGTACCACGTGGTGCAGCCTTTCCATACATTCGTGTTTATTCTGTTAGCAGTACAGAAATAGACCAAAACGCTACCAGCTTTAATGCAGAAGTTATAACTCGCGTTGAGGTTGTGGATAGGTTTGATAGCGATACAGGAGGCGAATTAAGTGTAAATTCAATTATTTCAGATTGCCTAAATTTGTTGCGAACAAGAACCGCTGGTTATTTTGATTTAAGTGCCGATGGGTTCAAAGTATATACAGTTGAAAACAGGGGAATAACATATTTAACTGATAACCTAAAAGACCATACTTACAAAAGAGCAATTATGGAACTTTCTGTAAGGGTTACCGAATAAAAAAATGGATATACAAGATTTGAAAATATACGCCCTGAATTTATTTAGCCTCGCGGTTTCATTCACTAATATAGAACTCGTTTTAAGAATACTATTGGTTTTAATATCCATTGCTTATACGTTAGCTAAATGGTATAAAATGACCAAAAATGACAACGCCAAAGATTAACGATGAAAGCGCATTATCCATTAATATCAAATGGTTGGTGCAGATTGTTATATTGGTCGGAACGGCTGTTTACTTATACCTTGGTATGGATACAAGGGTTAAGGCAAACGAAGAAGAACTCAAAAGCCTACGCTACAACCAAAACACCTATATTTTTCCCGACATTCGAGTATTAGAAGCCGAAGTAATAGATTTTAAATTAGAGCGCGAAAGAGTACGCAAAGATATACAACGATTAAGAGAATTGGTAAATGAATAACTACTTTCAATATTACGAGTTTGACAGCCCATTACAAGAGGGTAGCGGGCAGCTTATGGATAAGGGCTTTTTGTATATGCTAAACAACGCAAGGCATATAGCAAACATTCCTTTTCATATTACGTCAGGCTTTCGTGTTGAAGCTGATATTTACCGCCTTAAAAAAGAAGGTTATAAAGTAAGCCCTAACAGTTCGCACTTAAAGGGCTGCGCTGCGGATATAGCAGTTAATTCTTCTGGCGATAGATATAAAATAATAGATTCTCTTTTACAAGCTGGATTCAATCGCGTAGGAATTGCCAATACTTTTATTCACGTAGATAACGACCCTGACAAACCAGCTAACGTAATTTGGACTTATTGATATGGAAAAGAAAAGAAAACCATTTAGCGAAACCACAATAGGGCGTTTATTTAACAAAGTAGGCGATGTATTACCTGATAACGGCGTTTTAGGCGTTTTAAAGGAACTTATTGATACAGATGAGGAACTAACTAAGGAAGAAAAAGAACGTGCGTTAAAACGCATTGAAATAGCTATGCAAGACCGTGATAGTGCGCGTAAGCGTGAAGTGGGTGTTGCGCAAGCTGGTAAGCGCGATTATTTAATGCTTTTAACAGGTCTTGTTGGGCTTGGTTCTTTTGCCTTTGTGGTTTATGCTACGGTCTATGTACCTACGGTTTTAGACAATGACCTTTTTGTCCACCTTATGGGTATGATTGAAGGCGTAGTTGTTTCAAATTTATTCGCCTACTATTTCGGCACAAGCCAAGACACTAAAAAGTAGCCGTTAGCTGCCTTTTATTAAATTTGTAGTAAAATCATTTTTAATGGGCGTAGATTTATTCGGCAAACAGGTTCAAGATACTTACGATGCAATAATAAAAGTTGGCGATAACAATACGCTAACTTCAACTGCTAAAAGACTTTCCGATGGGCGCGGTACTGATGCGCCAATATGGTTATCAACCACTAAGATGGGTATTGGTGTTACGCCTGACCTAAATTATACGGTAACCATAAACGGTAGCTTAAAGGCTACTGATATTGATACCACTACTTTACAATTCTTAGGCGGTACAGGAACGCAAGGTACGCTTTCGTGGAATACAGACGAAGAAACCGTTGATATTATACAAAACGGTGCTACCCTACAAGTAGGTCAAGAAATACACGTACACGTTAAAAACCAATCGGGTGCTGGTATTCCTGATGGAACGCCTGTTTATGTAACGGGTACGCTTGGTTCAAGTAGTCGCTTAACCGTTGCGCCTTTTATTGCTGATGGTAGTATTGATGGTAAGTATTTTTTAGGTATTACAACTGAAGATATACCTAATGGTGAAGACGGAAAGGTTACTACGTTTGGTAAAATACGAGGTTTAGATACTTCAGCTTATTCAGAAGGAGATACGCTTTATGTTTCTGACACAACTGCTGGTGCTTTTACTACAACTGCGCCAACAAGTCCAAGTTTGGTTTTTGAAATAGCTATTGTAATTAATGTAAGTGCTACGGTAGGTACAATATTCGTTCGTACTGGATTAGTTACTAGTTCTGGTGGTAGTGGTACTACTTCAGACAATTTAATAATTGAAAACCTTAGCCCATCTATTAGCCTAATTGATACTTCACCTTCGCCTTCTGGTGGTAGGGTTGATTTAACAAACGTCAATACAGACTTCTTAATACAGGTAGACCCTGATAATGTAGCTAATTCATCTACCATTCAGTTTGAAATAGATGGGTCGGAAGTTATGCGTCTTGACACTACTGGAGAATTAGGTATTGGAACGACAAACCCACAAAGAATACTTCATCTTTCAACGCCTGATGGACCGACCGTTATGCGCCTTTCAGATGCTGGCGCAACGATTGACGAAGAAGTAAACGCTTATTTAGAATTTTATAGAGGCGATAACACAAATAGGGTTGGCTACATAGGCTTTGGTTCAGCTGCAAATGAAAATATAACGTATAATAACCAAACAACTGGAGGAGACCATGTTTTTGCTACTAACGCAGAAAACAACGCTTTAGTTGTTAGTGCAAGCGGTAATGTAGGTATAAATGCCAATATACCAACTGGGTGGGATTCTAATTATTCTGCACTACATATTGGCGGTTCAGGTGCTATTTGGTCTACTAAAACTGGTGATGATGATTTTCAAATAGGTGCTAATACATATTGGAACGGCTCAAGTTATGTTTATATAAACGACGGCGCCTCTAATAGAATAATATTTAACAACGGTAACATTTCATTCCAGACTGCCCCTATTGGAACAGCTGGTGATACATTTGCCTTTAATATTGGGATGTACATTGAAGAGGGGGGTAATGTAGGTATTGGAACGAGCAGTCCTGATACTATATTACATTTAGCTGAAGTAGCACCTATAATTACCTTTGAGGATACAACAGATGGTAGTATTGCAGACATACTACACAATGGAGGTGGGATGCTTTTTAGGGTTGACAGAAATAATATCAGAAGCATAAGTAGATTTATTTTTGAGATTGATGGCGACGAAAAAATGCGTCTTGATGATAATGGTAATTTGGGTATTGGAACTACCGCAAACGCTTCTTCTAAACTACACGTAAAAGACGGCGACGGTGCTGAAATACGCATAGAAGATACAACCAGCACAACCTTTGGTGTTTTAAGATTCGTTGGCGATGCAAGCACATACGAAAAGGGCTTGATAGCATACAACTCTGGTAACGCTTTTGATGCAGACGCCTTGCACTTATTTAATTCTGCTGGTGATATTGTATTTAGAACAGATGATTCAGGTGGTACAGGCGCAGACAGAATACGCATTGATGGAAGCGATGGTAGCGTAACTATTAATCAAACACTTTATTTAGAGGCAAACGATTCACTTGCTTTTGAGGGTGGAAAACACTGGATTACTTATAACGATGGTGGTGGAAACTTTAACATTCGTGTGGGTCATTACGATAATCCAAGTGGTATTGAAGAAACCACAGAAGCTGGCTATGTTTTACACGATGAATGGTCGCAGTCACTTGGTCTGAGGCAATTCTTGGTATCTGATGTTTCAACAGCAGTAGGGGATTTACAAGGCACAGATTGGAATTGGAATTTACAGCTTCAATACGATTACCAAACAGTAATATTATATTGGGAAGGTGATGCACGATTAGCTACTACAAGTACAGGAATACAAGTATTTGGAAATATTGATTTTAGCGGCTCTTTAATTATAGGCAATGGCGAAAGTATTGCTTCAGATGCTGGTGCGCAGTTAATCACAACCAATTCAGGAGAAACTTGGACTGTTAGAAATGGTGGTGGTTCAGACCCTATTTTAACGCTACAAGACAGCTTAACCAATGTGCTTACTACGTTTGATGTAAATGGATATTTAGGGGTAGGAACAGAAACGCCAAATAAACCTATTGAAATATCCAAATTAAATGATGCTACATTACGCCTTAATTACAATTCAACAAGTTCAAATGATGCTGAAGATTATTATGGTGGTGTTGAGTTTTATACTGATAGAACTAATTTTAGTGGCCCAAATGTTTCTGCTTATGTAAGAGCCATACACACAAGGTCAGGAACAGGTCATACAAATTCAGATGCTGGATTAATTTTTGGTACAAGTACAGCCACAAATGATGTTACAGCAGTAGAAAGGATGCGTATTGAATCTGCAACTGGATATATAGGCGTAGGTACGAGCAGCCCTTCTGCTAAACTTGAAATAGGTGGAACAGGCACTCTTTTTAAAGTAAGTGGTGCTGCTTCAAGAGAATTTTTTATTGATACAACCAACCCTGACCACCTAAAAAAGAATCAAAACTTAGTATTACACGCAGACCCTTCAAATAGTCATGCAGACACTAAAATGACTTTTGATATAGATGGCGATACAAAAATGATGATTGATTCTGATGGTCGCGTAGGTATTGGAACAGAATCATTTTCTTCAAACCTTCATGTTGAAGGTTCGGGTAATGTAGTTGTTAGGATAGTAAGTTCTACTGACGAATTTAGTCAAATCCAATTTGGTGATTCTGTTGATGTTAATGTGGGCCGTATAACCTATGACCACAGCGTAAACGATATGCTTTTTTATGTAGCTGATTCAGAAGTGGTAAGATTTACTTCAACCGCAGGAGGAAGCATAGGTATTCAAGAAACAAACCCACAACGCCCATTACATATTACAACGCCTAACGGGCCAACAGTTATTCGTCTTTCAGATAACAATGCAACAATTGACGAACAGGTAAATGCGTATTTAGAATTTTATAGAGGAAGTGATACCAATAGAGTTGGATATATAGGGTTTGCAAGTAGTTTAAATGAAGATATAACCTATAACAATCAAACAACTGGAGGTTATCACGATTTTTATACTAACGCTGGAAGTTCGTTTCAGGTTCGTGCTAATGGCGACACTATTGCTCTTAATGATTTTTATGTAGGTGGAACGGGCGCAAGCAAGATAACGCCTGATGGTAACGATTGTTACATTGAAGGGCAGCTTGAAGCTGCTGGTACTGCTGGTAGTTACATTCACCAACTTTCTTTGGGTAATACTTCGCCAACTGGTAATAGTGGTGAAATAAACACGAGTGGAAATATAATCACAAGTGGTAAAATACAGCTAGGCTCTAGTGCTGATTCAGCTTACTTGTCAGGAAGTTCTAAGCTGTCTGCTGATGGTTATATTATGTGCAAGGGTATAATCAATGAACCTGAAACAGGAACAGGTCCAGCAGGTATTGTATTTGGTATTGGCGCGACTTATGTAGACGATTATATTTCTCTTGTAACTGGAGGGGTAACCGCTATACAAATTAACAATAGCCAAGTAGTAGAAATAAATGGGCGTTTAAACGCTAACAGTACTGTTTTCTTTTACGACCCAGTAACCTTTAATACAGATATTACGTTTGATGTTTCATCATACGAATTTATTTTAAATAGAGGCGCATCTACTGCGGTTGGTCTTGAATGGCAAGCGTCAGGCGCAGTACAATGGAGGCAGTACCACTATTCAAATGGTGATTTTAGTTTTTACAATGTAAACGGTAACGACTTCTTAATTGAACTTTGTAATGTAGGTATTGGTAAATCGCCTACTGAAAAATTAGACGTAGATGGAACTATTCAAGCCGATTCAAATATTAAAATTGGCGGCAGTTCAGTTGGTAGCCCTAAATTAGGTTTTTATCAATCAACTACTGAAAAAGCGTATGTGCAGTACGCTGATATTGGCGATGAATTAAC